ACCTTAGTAAAGAACGGGGTAGCCAAGGAAATTGCAAGAATGATACTCCCTCAGAGCATGTATACCAAGGTGTGTTGGACTATCAGCTTGCAGTCTGTAATCTGGTTCCTGCACCAGAGACTCAAGCCGGATGCTCAGTATGAGATTCGAGCATTGGCAGAGGGTATTTACACTCTGATCTCAGACGATTTAACCCGTCTAGGTTTGGACAAGGAAACACTATGACTTCTAAATGTTTAATCATTGGGGACACACATTACGATACTAAGTGTGAGGGTTATTTAGCAAATCAAGTTGACTCTACTATTAGGATTATAAAAGAGCACAAGCCTACACACCTTATATTCTTAGGAGACATTTATCATCACAGGAAGCCCTTACCTGAGGTAATCGTGGCTGTTCAGAAGATGTTCTTCACGATTAGAATGTTAGTAGAGAATGTTTATATTCTTAGGGGTAATCATGATTCTGCTAACAAATCTGATGACGGTCTAACCTGCCTAGAGACTTTATCCTACCCAGGATCTAATGTTACTTTAGTACAGCATACATTCTTAGATACTAAGGAGAATATGTTGTTCATACCTCATTACGAGAAAGAAGATATAATACAGGGTAGCCTCTCCCTTGCACCTAACTCCGAAACCTTAGTATTTGGGCACTTTGGGTTCGCCGGGTGCCTTAATGGGGCGGGATTCCATGACTCGTCTTTGGAACCTAAAGAGTTTAAGAACACTACAATCTTAGGTCATATCCACAGGTATGAGAAGGAAGACAATGTTACGGTCCTAGGTACTCCATGGTCTACTAATTATGGTGAATGCGATTATGATCATGTGGTAGGGATCCTAGAAAAGAAAAAAGGTAAGTGGGGTTCGTTAACTACGCATAAAGTAACCATCGGTCCTAGGTATTACGTTTGCCCAATGGAGTCCTTAGAGGTGATGAAAGAGGAAATTAAAGATCCTAACTACTTCACTCTTTTGAGGGTGATTGTTGACAGGTTCTCTGATGACAGTACTCCCAACTTAAAGGCTGATATACTAAATACTTATTCTGTAGCATTTGTAGATTTAAAGTTCCAACCAGTCTATGATAAGATGTTAAATAACAGGCTCTCTAACTATGATCCTAATGTTCCCATCAGTGACATTGACAATGATGTCATTGAGAAGTACATTGAAGAGCAAGCCTCCTCTATTCCCAGGGAAGCCCTTCAGGAAGGATTGGACCTAATTAAGACTTATGAAGATACAGAAGATTAATGTTAGAAACTTTTACTCTTACAAATCCCTCGATCTTGATTTCTCTAGCTACTCAGGCATCGTTAGGATTCTAGGAAAGAACAAAGACTCTGGGTCTAGCAACGGTGCAGGCAAGAGTGCAATCTTCGAAGCTATCACTTGGGGGGTGTTCGGTCAGACGATCAGGAAGAGTACTGAGGAGGCTCTAGTTAACTCTCAGGAGGGCAAGGACTGCTCTGTAAGCGTCTTTATTAAAAAAGATGAGGTAGGAGACATAGAGATTATAAGGAGCAAGAGGCCCACCTCATTAACCTTTAAAGTTAATGGTGTAATCAAGAATAAGGATCATGCCTCAGAAACTCAGAACCTGATAGAGCAACTTCTAGATACCGACTACAAATCATTTCTAGCCTCCGTGGTATTTGGGCAACACTCTGATTTTACTTTCTTGGACTCATCTCCCGAGGACAAGAGAAAGATTATCAAGAACTGCTTTAGCCTTGATGACCTTTACTCTAAGAGGACCGCAGTAAAGCAGTTGAAATCTTCGTTTACGGCAGAGTTTAAAATTATAAAGACTCTCATCGATAACTTGAGGGATGAAGAGGCTGAACTAAACGCTAAGGTACCTGATGAGAAGTATGAGATCTTAGAGCTTCCTAGCCTAGAGTCAATCCTTGAGAGGGAAAAAGAAGTAGCCCTAATGGATAGGAAGATCAGGGAGTATCAACGTCAACTCAAGAAGGACAAAGACAAGCATCGAAGGTTATATGATGCCGCTTCCTTGGGGGTGTATGAAGAAGATAAAGTTTGCCATGCCTGTAACAACACTTATAGAAAGCAGCAGGGGGAGAAAGACCTTAATTCCCTGAATAAGGATATTGCCGTCATCAGGAGTAAGTTAGATAGTGTTGAGGGCTACATTGAAGAACTAAAGGAGGCAAAAGAGCAAACAACACCAGTATACTCTTCATCCCAATGGGCTAAATATAACGAGAAAAATAAATTAATACAAAACTCCCAAGAAAGCATAGATAGACTAGGTAAGGTTGCATCTCAGCTTTTTGATTATGAGGCTCAGTCTAAAAAGCTTCAGTCCTTGATTGAAGTAATGAAGTTCTGGGAGACGGCATTCAGTGAGAAGGGACTTATACGTTACATTGTTAGGAATATTTTAGAATACTTTAATCTAAAGTCGAATGAGTATGCGTCTATCCTAACTAATGGGCTACTCACTATAGAGTTCAACGACGAACTCTCGGAGACTATCAAGAATAATGGAGTTGTAACAAAGTATATTTCCCTGTCTGGAGGGGAGAAAAGGAAGGTGAACTTGGCTATAATGCTTTCTCTGCAAGAACTCAGTTCAAGGATCTCTCACACTAACTGCAACTTATTATTCTTCGATGAAGTTTGTGATAATATTGACGATTTAGGCATCCTAGCAGTAAATAACCTACTAAAGACATTAAACTCTCAATACCCTGAAAAAGTCGTTATGGTCATAACCCACAATAACTACCTTCAGGAACTTTTGGGTGAGTCGCAAAGCATCACAATAAGAAAGAAAAAAGGAATCAGCAGCATATAATGGTAATTAAGCAACTAGACAGTTTAGGACAGGATATATTCATGCAGCGGTATGCATACCCCGGAGAAACGAAGTACTCAGAGCGTTGTAAGGTGATGGGTAAACATGCAGCTTCTGCGGAGAAAGAAGATGAAGTAGAGCGTCAAGAAAAACGTTTCAATGAATCCTTAAGTACCGGCGATCTAGTCCCAGGAGGTAGAATCATCTATGGTTCAGGGCGTAATAACCAGAACCTTTTGAATTGCTATGCCATTGAACCTGAGGATAGCGTGGAGTCTATCGGTAAGACCATTCAAGACATGTATCGCATCTCCTGTGGAGGTGGTGGTATTGGCTTCAACTTTTCAAAGATCCGGCCTAAAGGTGATGATGTTGGAAATGTAAAGAACTCGGCACCAGGGTCAGTGTCGGTAATGCAGATGATTAACGAGATAGGAAACCATGTTAAAGCAGGAAAAAATAGACGAACGGCACTTATGGCCCAACTTAACGTGGATCATCCTGATCTTCTGGAGTTTTTACATGTTAAACTGGATCTTTCTCAGTTAACTAACTTCAACATTTCGGTAGCTATTACTGATAAGTTTATTGAAGCTTGTGAGAACGGAGAGGAGTGGGGATTTAAGTTTAACAACAAGGTGTATCACGTTTATCAAGCTAATCGAATCTCTAGTGACGGCACCAACGAAATCATTAATATTGTGGCTCTATCAGAAGAAGACGCACTATCAAGAGCATCTCAACATCACCTTAACATGTGGGACGATAAGTTTGAGAATGTGGAGCAGGTTAAGTTCCTGGCTATTGACTTGTGGAATAGAATCTGGGAGAATGCGGTGAAGTCGGGTGATCCTGGTATTTTCAATATCTCGCTCACTAATCGATACACTAACATGTCATACTTCCTAGAGATGAACGCTACAAACCCTTGTGGTGAGATCCCTCTTGACTCGTATGCTAATTGTTGCCTTGGACATATAAACTTGTCTAATATGGTCACTGAGGATAACATGGGTATTGACTGGAAGCTTCTAGCACGAACTATTCGTAGTGGTGTTAGATTCCTTGATAATATCCTTACGGTGAACCATTACCCTCTTGAGGAGTGTAAGATTGCTGGTAACCGATCCAGGCGTATTGGACTGGGCACCATGGGACTAGCTCACATGCTTATTAAGCTGGGCTTGAAGTATGGGACCGATAAGTGCATTGAATTCCTTGATCGTCTATACGCTACAATTCGTGATGAGGCTTACTTAGCTTCTATGTATCTTGCTCGTGAGAAGGGTTCCTTCCCTGAGTTTGATTCTAAGAAGTTCCTGTCGGAAGAGTTCGCAAAGACTTTGCCTGCAAGAATTAGAATGCTTATCAAGGAGAATGGAATCCGTAATGCTGTTATCCTAACCGCTGCACCGACTGGCACGATTTCAATGGTTCATGGGGTGTCTACTGGCATTGAGCCGATCTTTGCACCCATGTACAACCGCCGTTATCGCGTAGGCAACACCTGGAAGCAGGAAGTAGTCTTAGACCCAATGTTTAAGGAGTCCTTGGAGTCAGGATCGGATGGTTACCACATTGTTGGTGCTTACGACATTCCTCCCCATGAGCATATGGCTGTTCAAGCTTGTATTCAACGGTATACCGATAATGCGATCAGTAAGACTATCAACCTACCTACGGATGCCACTTCCGAAGAGACTTCTAGGATGGCATTGAAGTTTGCTCCTTATTTGAAGGGTATGACGGTTTACCGATCAGGCAGTAAGGGTAACGAGCCTTTAGAGCCTATCCCTCTTACAGAAGAGAATATTGCAATGGCTAGAAAATTAATTGCGGAAGAGAAAGCTATCGCAGAGATGCCTGCCGATGTCTGCAACATTGGTGGGGAGTGTGGAGCATAATGTCAATACTAGAAACGTATAACTGTAAGAAGTGTGGCCCTTGTTCCACTTTTGTTGAAAGGGACGAAGAGACGGGACTTTTCTACTATGAGAAGAGAGTAGGTAGAAAGATTCATGAGGATAAAGTTCCTGAGTATGACGGAACCGAGGGCATTACCTACAGTCCTGACTGGGATAACGACTCAACCTACTGGTATAAGTATGCGAACGTTTATACTTACGAGTACCCTGACACTATCAAGTGTCCTACGTGCAAGAAAAAAACTGAGCAACGAGCATCCATCTATTACTTCAGTGTAGGGGACGGAAGAAACTCTTTCGCTTCTAAGAAAGAGCGTCAAAGGTTTGCCATGGACGGTATGGATAAGAAGCAAGCTGAACAGTTCTACCGTGAGGCAGTGGAAGCTTCAAAGGAGCGTGTCAAAACTAATGATCGTGTGAGTGAGCATTATAAGAAGGTAGTTCCCAATTATAAAGATTTACATGCACAAGGACATGTAAAGAGGTTGACAGGCCAAGAATCAGAGGCTAAAATTAAGTACCTGAAAGATGCAAATGTAAGTCTATCTAAGGAAGGAAGAATAGGGAGAAAGCCCCGAAAGTAACTCTAGCTTCCTTTAAGCCCCAATCTATCATACAGCATGCCCTACCATTTATCCGATAACATTAAAAAAGGCTCCCTTTGCCTTCTCAAGCACGATGTGGAATTCTTCTCCCAGATCGTGCCCATCCTAAACCCTGACTGCTTTGATTTTCCTGCATATAAGCACATTTTTACGGGCGTAAGGGACTACTACGAAAAGTACAGGAAGTTACCTTCAGACTCCGTTCTTCCCGACTACATTATGTCCAATGTTTCGGGTGCTTCAGATGAAGGTATTGATTACGAGTCTGTGATCATGGATATCAACCAGATGGATAAGTCCATCATGGGAGACAGGGAGTTTATTCTTGATGCTGTTGAAAACTTTGCTAAGAACAAGGCAATGGATTTAGCGGTAAGGAAGTCTGTTGCAATCCTGAACGAGAAAGGTGACATCTCCCAAGTAGAAGAGCTTGTAAGAGACGCACTTCTAATCAATAGGAATATCGACGTTGGTCAGGACTACTTTGATGATGTATCTGGCAGACTCCTACGGACCTACGAGTCAACTTCCGAGACTAGATTCCCTACTGTATTCCCGTTCCATAATAAGGAGCTAGAGGGTGGTTTGTCTCGGAAGGAGCTTGCTATGGTTGTCGCCCCTCCTGGCGTAGGTAAGAGTCTCTACTTGGTTAACCAGGGTGCGACCTCGATTATAAACGGTAATAACGTCCTCTACATCTCGTGTGAGATGAGCCAGGACAAGATCGCAGGAAGATTTGACTCGGTCCTAACCTACCTTAAGAACTCGACACTGAAGCAGCCCCAGGTCCAGCTAAAGTTAAAGTCTAGGCTTAATGAGGTTAAGACCAAGAGTAATGGAAGGCTTGTTATTAAGGAGTTCCCTACGGGGCTTTCTAACGTGAACCAGATCCGAGCACTTCTTGTCCAATTGAGACTGCACAAGGACTTTGTGCCTGATTTAATTATTGTGGACTACCTAGAGCTTCTTAGGCCAAATAGAATTATTGATTCAGAATACCTAGCACAGCAAAGGATCACAGAGGAACTCAGAGGTATTGCGGTGGAGCAGAATGCCTTGGTCTGGACGGCAACTCAAACTAATAGGCAGGCTAGGAAAGTTCCCATCATTACAGATGCCGAACTAGGCGATAGCTACGGTAAGATCAGACCGGCAGATTGGGTCATTTCCTTAAATCAAACTAAGGAAGAATATGATGAGGGTGCGATGAGAGTGTATGTTATGAAGGCTCGTGACGCAAGGCAGCACTACTTAATAAATGTGTCGGTGGACTACTCGACACTTCAAATGAAGGAGCCATCCAGTGAAAGCCAAGCGCAGTGAATTTCCCTTTATCAAGGATAAGAAACATGTCTACAACAAACTTATAGACAAGGAAATAGCCTCCGTAGATGTTGGGTGGGCTAAGTTTACTTTTGAATTACATAGTGATCTCTACTACGGAGATACTAAAGTAGATGGGGTAACGGAGTTTGATAGCCGCACCATAAAATTAGAAATGAACCTTTCAGATTTGGATGCTCGTGAGACTATTATTCACGAGATCTACCACTGCATGCTTGAAGGGTGCGGGTTAGATGAGAAGAACTTTGACCAACAAAGAATGCTCTTGACGAATGAGCAGCTTGTTGTGGCATTGTCTAAGCAGACAATGCTAGTACATAACTTAAACCCAAAAATATTTATAACCCTATATGTCTAAGATACACATAATTGATGAGGCCCACCCTCTTACTGAGGAGTACTATAATGATATTTGTGCGGACCTTTTGAGCATTGACCCGAATAGTTCTGCGATTTCCAATGGTATTTTGAATATTGCTGCCCAATACTCCTACTATCATGGTATAATGATTAAGTCCAAGAGGCTTCTAGACAAGGCTGTGGAAGCCTTTGATCAATATAAAGCGGGTGCCCGAAACGAGAAACGAAAAGAATCCGTAAAACTAACTGCTGCTGCTGCGGAGGATTATGTATATTCTCTTCCCTCATCTGCGGAATTAGTTACTATAATACAACACCGTCAAGAGACTTATGGATACGCCAAAGGTATCTGTAGCTCAATTGAAATGAAGAAAGACATGCTTGTCCAACTGTCCGCTAATAGCAGAATGGAAACCAAGCTTTACAGTAGTATTAGCACCTAGCAAAAACAGCCCAAAGGAAAACAATGGCAAAAACTCTAGCAGAACTTCGAGAAATGCACAACAAGATGATTCAGGAAAAGGAATCAATTGGACAAAAGGGATCTGGTCTATCTGACTGGATCGATCTGAGTGAGGGAAGCAACGTAATTCGCTTCCTCCCAGGAAAGGATGACCCTATGGAATTCTTCCTAGAGGGGAGCGTACACAAGTATGTTGACGAAAAGGGTCACAACAAGAACTACAAGTGCCGTCGTACTCAGGGTGAGAAGTGCCCGATGTGTGACATGTATTACGATCTGTGGGAACGCCATCGTGATCTCGGTCTAGGCAAGCAGCCTGACGGCAAGAATGTCCCAAGCAAGTTTGGTGACATGGCTTCTAAGATTCGAGCCAAGGCTAGATACTACTCGATTGTAGTCTCTCGCAAGCTCCAAGAGGAAGGTGAGGATCCTGTTAAGCTCCTCGCCATGAGTGAACAGCTTTTCTCTCGTGTGATGGGAGCGATGGTGGGTGATGACTTTGTAGATGAAGCTGATCCTGATAACACGACCATCATCTCCTTGGAGAAGGGGAATGACTTTGATGTGCGTCTTACCAAGCAAGGTCAGTGGCCTAGTTTTGTGGAGTCTGCACCTAAGTTTAAGAAGTCTAAAGCGGGAACACCCGCAGAAATTGCCGAATGGATGGAGAACACTCTCGATCTTAAGTCTCTTGTAGAGATTGGCACTTATGAAGTGGGTAAGGAGATTGTCATGAACATTGAAGCTTCCTTGAACCCTGTAAAGGCTGAGAATACTCCTGGTGGGGAAATTACTCCTCCCTGGAGCGATGAGAATAGTAGTGAGGATTTAAAAGTATGAGAAGTAAGAAGTTTATCAGTGGGCTAGTGGTTCTGACCTTAGCCCTTTCTATGCAGAGTTGCACTTTCCTTGAGAGTCTTTTCAAGGATACGATGGTTACGACTGT